TGGATGGGTCTAGCTACTGGCTGGAGTTCCGGCTGATATCCAGTAAAAACGGAGAGGTACCTCTCACTACCTCCGATGGCCGTAGCTTATCTACAGCCGAGTTTGTAAAGCTTCTCTCCGGAGACGCCAGCGATGACGTGATAATGTCTGTAGAGTTATCTACAGATTTTGAAGACGGGTGGGACAGCTCGTGGGGGTGTGTAAAAGTTAGCTTCAGCGCGGAAGACCTCCGCGTTGGACGCGAAACGGAATACAAGGGCACAATAACCCAGTACTTTCACCTTGAAGGTGCGGAAATCCAACTTCATCGGGAAGTTGTCCGTCCGAAAATAGACCCGTCTATACTAGACGGGTTTGAGGGAACGGCAAAATCTAACGTGGTAACTACGGAACAGTTACATAGTAAAGCGGCCGCCCGCAAACGCAAACGGGAGGCTGCTAAGGCTGCACGAGATACTGCAGCAATAGTATCTAAGCCAGGTACTGTTGCTAAGTCAGTAGTAGCATCTGATGATACTGCTACTGATTGGGAAGTGCCGGCTGACCTATCAGTCGACATCGACATCAACGATCTACTTGACTAATAAAAAGGGGCCCAAGCAGGGCCCCTTTTTCCTTTAGTGGCCCTATATTACCACTAACCATGAGTACCATCAACTCTATCGTCTTTCAATCCAATATTCTCGTAGCCTCTATCAGCGTCGCTATCATCGCAGGTGCTCCTACTACACGACGTGTAGGCCCTGGTCGCCGCGCTCAGCAGATAGCGAGCCGTCGCGCTAATCGCGTAGTACGCCGTCGCTCTCGTCGTATAGCGTCAGCCGGCCGCCCCATCCGCTCTCTACCTCAAAGTCAACGTCCCTGCGTTGTAAAATCAGCACGACGTGCGCTACGTCGTGCCGCAGCTGCCGCAGCTTCAGCCGCCCGCAAACCCGTATTACGTAACCGTAACGTCGTAGACAAACTTGTCTTACGACAACGTAAGGCCAAACCTATACTGCGCGCTGTCAGCGCAGTATTTGCGCGTCCCTCGCGTTCTATTAGCACCGGCGCTAAAGCCGTTGCTACCGTAAATAATGCTGCTGATAGTATTATCGCTGCCCTCGACCAAGGCCGCGTAAACTACCGCGGCAACGGCCGCACGTGTGTAGGCAAGAAGTACAAAACTAAAAACGCTAAAGCCGTTTTAGCGATAACTAAAGCTGCTAAAGCTACTGATAAAGCAGCACGCGTTAAACGCTGTATGAGCGTTGTAGTACCAGAATTACCAAGTGATGTACTGGCTTGCCGCATGAGAATCGTAGGCAAACTATGCGGTGTGACCTTTGTACAAGGGGACATAGCGTCTTATTGTGACAATGTCGTTACTGTACCTTCATTCGAAGATATATACGCGATAACTCACGAGCTTGTCCACCACTGCCAAGCTCTAGGTCTTACTGAAGACCTAGATATAGCTCTGGTGTCTGAGGCCGCTATTGGCGCGGGCTCGGCTCAATGGCATGACACTAAATCTTACTACGAAGGTACTGAACACGAGAACGACGAATACGAAGCAGCTCTGCTTATGTACGACCCGGCATTAGTGGCCCGCCTCTTATGCACTCACTACCTCATGACCGCGTTTGTAGAAAGCGGGGCACCTGGTCCTGATGATATATGGATGGATGTAGTAGATAGTTTAGATCCTGCGATTTGTCGTGAAGTCGTAGGTCTCGATGATCGCGTACTCGATTATAAAACCTATGGCGAATATGCTGAAGCCGTTGGATATGATGACACTAATACGTTATTAGACTGGGAATTTGTCTTTAACAATAGTGTCAACAACGATAATGCTGTTGCGCTAACCATTCAAGCAATTGATGGTCTTATTGGTGCGGCGCCCGCAGCAGTAACTCCTACCCACCCGCTCTCTAACATAGGAGCCCCTACTAAGGGGTTAGAGAGTGATAGCTCCTCTAACAATACCACCAACACTAGCACTACCATGAAGAGCATTATCGAGATGTTAATTCCTGACCCTAGTACTCTCGGTGGAGTCGTGTCTCCTAAGCAGGAGGCGCGCATCACAGCAGCTCGTAAAGAGTTAACCCGCTTGTTTGGGGCTAATAACTTCGACCTTCTGCCTGAAGGTCCGATTCTCTATGTCGTATCTGGTTACAACCGTATGTGTAAGAAGTTCCTTGCGCTTCTAGACCATCGGGTTGTTTACACCACGGATTCTAAAATGAATCCTAAGGTCATTAACTTAGGTGTAACTAAGTCTATTCCCTATGAAGACGACAAGCATACCTATACTACTAAGACCGAATGCTTAGTTAGCATGTATAGTGAGCACTTCCTCACTAAGTTAGCCACGTGGTCTGGTGACGATTTAGCCGCTCTTGTAGGCTGTCTATGTGTCAAGCAGCATCGTACTGTTAGTGTTGAGGGCCCCTGTGTGGTTATCAAAGGTAATAACCGCAGCACTACTTTCAACTTTAGTACAGGTAGCGTCAATGATGGTCGTCAGAGTCGCATCGCTAATGAACTCGTTAAAGTCGGAGGCAAAGACTACAGTGGTCGTGTAGCCCTTGTGGCGCTCTGTATGAAGGTAGCGTATAACGCCACTGGTGCGCGTGCTATCCTCAATGAGGTAACTAACCTGTGGCGCGAGGACATCAACTACGGCGCTCAGCCTAAAGAGGGTCAATCTCTATTTGAGATTAATCGCTGTATGTCCCGTCCTGTAGCGTTCAAGCCTTGGGATAAGGCCTTCCCCTTCCTGCAAGTGGAGAACGTTGGCCTCGCACCCAGCGATCTTGAATTGTCGCTCAAAGCCAATGTCATAGCAGCACCTGATAAATACAATGCAAAATGGATCGCTGTAGGTAAGGGTGCCAAGGCCATGTTCCTCGGACTTAAGGATAGTAAGATATACTCCATCCATGATTTTAGCAAGCCCACTAAGGTGTACAACCGTCCGCCTAGCTCGGGTAAATACACTCGTGCTGAGATTATAGATCGTCGTGATAGTCTACTTCGCGTTGATTTAGGTGATGGTAACTATAGTTGTGGTGGTGGCCTCTATCTACGCACCGCATTCACCAATAGCCGCTTTGGCTTTGGCAGTGGTGTTGCTGCTATACGCCGCGACCTTGAGTTCGAATACACCGTACCGAAGACCATTACTAAGGAGTTTCACGTACTCCGTATTCCTAGCTCAGTTCGCGCTCTTATGGCTGCTGATCTAGATGACCCCACGAGTAAACTCATGGAAGTCATCGAAGGCAAGATAGAGAAAGCGAAGGGCCAGGTTTATGCTCCTGGTAACTCTATCATTAGCATTATGCAGGGCAAGTACTGCATAGTGAAGAACGAGACATTCGCGCAGGACATCCGCGTAATAGGCGGGACTGTCACGCGTAATGGCGTCGAGGGCCGCGCTGATAGCGTCACTATTCGACTTGAGACCGAGATGGTGGGGCGCGACCAAGCCCTCAAACTCCGCGGTCTAGGTAAGAAGCTTACCACTCTTCCCTATGACGTTGAGGGACTATCTCAACCCTGGGATATCATCCTAAATAACGAGACCACCAAGGGATGGCCCGCGCTCATAGAGATGTTCGCCATTGAGAAGGGGGGCTGCACCTATACTCCCGAAGGTGCGCTTCTCACCATCGATGATACTGGTGAAGTTATTGATCTTATGACTAAGAGTAATACCTTTACTGAGTGGGCTCAAGCCAAACTGGCTACTGATGATACTGGAGCCAGTGTTAAAGAGGTCATCTCCTTTGATATGGCCCGCGACCTGTGGGATTCCATCTCCTCCGTAGTAACTAACGATGACATCAAGGTAATCGACATCGACGATACCAGCGTCCGTATCGAAGAAACAGTAGAGGTTATATACGGCTATCTGCCATACGATATCGAGATAGCCACTCCTCGTGAGTCCGTAGCATTCTCCAAAATGACTATGGAGCAGATAGGTATTGTGGCTCTACAGAACCGCGGTTGGGGCGAAGCGCTCATGGAGGAGGTTAAATACGATAACGTCATGTCCATAGTTAGTATGATCACATCTAAGGAATGTGATGCTTGTATTAACATCAGCACTACTGAGGGGCGTGACCATCTACGGGACATTATCGGCGTAGTTAACAACTATGTTTCTGATAGCACCCCTGGCAGTGACCGCAATCTGCTAGATCGTTTTGCTACCGTCTACCCCGATGGAGTGGATATCGTTGCTCAGAATAACGGTAATGAAGTCTCTCTTCATATCAATGGTAAGGCCCTAAGCGCGTTCGGTACCTTCTCTGGCGCCTCCGCTACTGGTATTATGCTAGACCTCTTGACACTGTTGGCCTACGTTACTGATGTAGGAATTGAAGACCAAAGCGGTTTGGATAGTAAAATCTACTCCATGACCGCTAAGGTCAGCCGCGGTTTACGCACATGGTGTAACACCATGGTTAAATCCAAAGGCATTATGAAGAGTATGGCCCGCGCTGGCGATGTGGTCGTTGGTAAGGTCAAGACCAGCTATAGCCCCTTGCTCCATAGCGCTGATGGCGTGCCTGTAATTCTCATGCACCCCAATTGCCCTATGGTACGTATGCTTGGCATCGAAGAAGGTCAGGTTATTGGGATACAACGGACTCCTATGGGCTTCGTCCTATGCGGCCGCGTTAAGTTATCTACTACCGATGCCTTCGTCGCACACTACACAGTCAACCCTCTCCTATGGCACGCCGTTAACGAAGGCGATGCTGATGGTGACCAGTGCGGCGGCATTAATGCTCACAAATACGGTATCGACGCTGAGAGTGCCCTCACTATCAATGCTAGTCTCATGGGCATAGGCGGCTACTTCTACTGCTACGAAGCAGATGACCTGCCGTTCTTCGCCTTCATGAGCTATGAAGATAAGATAGGCAAGAAATCCCTCACTAAGTGGGATAAGCCTGTAGCTACTGCTATCGCTGTCGATAAGTACGTCAGCGACGCTGCTGAGGTGCACACGCATTATAAAGTAGCCGTAGGTGTTGGCTATGGTATCTGTTCTGCACTTGCCTTCCAAACCTGGGATAGTATGTACCGTGCTAGCGGCGTCGATACCGACGCACTTAAAGCGTGTGTTATCGCCTGGCGTTTCGTCTATGAAAGCATGGGTCTCGGGGGCTATACCCCTGAGGCTAAGATCTTCATGGCTACTTTAGTGCAAGCAGCCCGCGCCTGGGCTGCTGGCGTACCTATGTATAAGTCGTCGCAGGACGGGTTATACTACTCTGCCAATTCCACTAAGCTTTTGGATACGGATCGCCAAGGAGGTGGTGTACCTCCTGCTCGGGCTATGGCTGACCTTATGCCCGCTAAGCTGGCTAAGGAGCCCGCGGTAATCTACCAGCTTATAAAGGCCCGCGCCCGTACTCTCACATACGGTGCTCTCGAACGGGGCAACTTCGCTCGCGAGAGCCTTATCATGTCATCTGCCATATACGGAGCCTTCCGTCGTACTGGCCAGGGCCATGATCCTGTGGTTCCTATGACCCAGGATGACGCAGCCAGTTATGGCGCTGATGATATCGTCCCCGTTAGTGTGTTCGACATGGTAAGTGAGTTCCAACTCTCTAACTATGTCAGGAACCCTCAACTTAAGCAGCTGTTGGAAATCGCAACTGTTGTACATCTCGACCTCGGCGACTATAAACTAGAACTCGCTGAAGCTGAAGATCATCCTGATTTCTAATTACAATGGGGTCATATGACCCCTGGGGGCCACCTGGCCCCTTTTTCTTTTAGTGGAGCTCTTCCCTCCATATGATAGGTAGTATCTAATATTGCTCATGACAGCGAATGTTACTAGCGGCGGCTTATGCCCGTGACGGCGAACTCTATTAGCGGTGGCAATAAACTATCTGTTATGCGTACTCCCTAAGCACCCAGCAAGAGCTGCGTTAGTTTCATTAGCCACTCCCTTTCAGAAGAGCTATTGTCGCGATAGCTACCATAGCTATACTAGCCACTCCCCAACGGAGGAGCTTATGGTACTCGAGCTGCGAAAGTAGCCAGTGCCACTCCCCAACAGAGGGGCTTGTGTCGCACTAGTCGTGATAACTACTATAGCTGCACTAGCTGCTCTAGCCACTCCGTTGGGGAGGGCCTATGGTACTCGAGCTGCGAAAGTAGTCGATACCACTCCCCAACGGAGGGATATAACCTCTAATTACTCATTATTACCTATTAGCTAGCCATGAGAACAACACAACGCACCGCCAAAACCACCGCAGGAACCACCGCCAAAACCACTACTACTCTATCCCCTATAGAAGCATTCAAAGCAGCGGTAGCAGAACCTAAACCACAGGAATCCAAAGCGCAACTGCTTTTCTCAATAGCGTTTACAACTAAGTTCCTTCCAGAACGCTTTTGGAACAAAGAATGCTCCGACGGAACCGTCCGGCTAGTAGGCACAGTCACGCGGACTAACAATATTACCCGCCAGGGTTTCCCAATTGCTAACGACCAGCTTGTTGATATGACAGTTGAAGTCCGGGTAACACCGGACCAATTTGAGATTATCTCTGATGGCGCTGAAGGCATGGTAGGAGCGGGCTTATCCGTTCTCTTCGAGGTCGGGGAGCCCATCTTATCCGAACTCACCGTAAACGGTGAGGAAGTCAATAGCATTGTCTTTTACGCTATGGCCTTGGTAGGCATGGAGGTCAATCATACTTCCATTAGCGGCCGAGGCTTTGATTCAAAGAATGAGATGGATAACTGGTTCTCAAAGGCGCGGTCTCAGAATAATGCTCGGCAGAAGCGCCGGCAAGTAGAGCGCACTGCTCGGCTACAAGCAACACAAGCTGCACAAGCTGTTGTCGCTGCTGCAAATAACGATGCAGAGTGGGCGGCGACGACCCCTGCCGCAAGCACCAATCCTATGGACTAGTAATTAGCCGACCTTATCGGAGGTCGGCTGATATACGCCTCTCTATTAATAGAGAGGCGTATATATCGTTCTACTACAGAGAGAAGGAAATGAACGCTATACCACACACAATAATATCTAGACAGGGCGTCGAACAGAATAGAAGACAGTTTAAAGAACAACCCTTCGGGGAAGATTTGGGCAATGGCATCACCTTAGAAATGGTTGCCATCCCGGGGGGAACTTTCCTGATGGGTTCATCGCCAAATGAGAAAGATAGTTACGATGATGAACGCCCTCAACATGAGGTTACTGTCTCCACCTTTTTCATGGGTAAATACCCCATCACCCAGGCTCAGTGGAAAGAGGTTGCCTCTCGCACAGATTTAAAAGTTAAACAAGACCTTAATCTCAACCCGGCCCATTTTAAAGACCGTCCCGATAGTGATCGCCGCCCCGTAGAACAAGTCAACTGGTACGATGCCGTTGAATTTTGTGCGAGATTATCGAAACTGACGGGAAGGGAATACCGACTACCGAGTGAAGCGGAATGGGAATACGCTTGTCGTGCTGGAACCACCCCCCCATTTCACTTTGGGGAAACCATTACGGGGGAATTGGCTAACTACCGTGCCAGCTATACCTACGCTGGAGAACCGAAGGGAGAATATCGAGAAGAAACGACTCCCGTGGGACAATTTCCCCCCAATGCCTTCGGACTGTGCGATATGCATGGCAATGTCTGGAAATGGTGCGCCGATACTTGGCATGATAATTATGATGGTGCGCCGACGGATGGCAGTGCTTGGATAGAAAATGAGGATGATAATCATTCTTCTCTGCGGGGCGGTTCCTGGGGCTTCAATCCTGATAGCTGCCGTTCCGCGATTCGCGGCAGCAGCAACCGCCGCGACGTCTGCGGCAACGATGGCGGTTTTCGGGTGGTCTGCGTATTCAGAAGAACTCCCTAACCCTTTTTCCTTGATGGAATAGTAATCAGCCGACCTTTGATAAGGCCGGCTGAGCCCTTCTACTAGTAGAGGACGTATATACCGTACTACAGAGAGAACAAATGACATTAATCAACGCAACCCCTCACTCTATCACCCTCGTCTCTAGAGAGGGCGTCGAACAGGACAATAGAAGACAGTTTCTTGCTGAAACTGTTGAAATTCTGAGAGAGATACCTCCGTCGGGGATTCTCGCACGAGTTTCAATGGTCAACTTCCCTGCGGGGGAGATCGATGGTATTGCCATCGAGTCCGTCACTTACGGAGAGATCGAAGGACTACCAGAACCCCAGGAAGGGGTTTATTACATTGTATCTGGGTTAGCGGCCGCCGCGGCCGCTAAGATAGGTCGCGTGGACTGTTTAGCCCCCGGCGCGCTAGTTCGGGATAAAAAGACAGGCGTAATTCTAGGTTGTCTGTTTTTACAAGTATCCTAGATTAGTTTCAATATTAAATAGAGATCATGCTGCCATTTAAAGAGTTTCGGAAGCAATCCTTCAGCCATCACCTTAGAAATAGTTGTCATACCGGGGGGATCCCCCTTGATCGCGAGGGCGCTGATTCCCCTCGATTTTGGGATAAAGCTGATCGCTTGATGGTGGTGACGGTAGGAGGTGCAGCCCTAGGTGGATCAATTGCGGGAGTTTACGGTGCGGTTATTGGGCCACCGGTCCAGAGTATTGTCTGTATAAATTTAACCAAGACCGAGACAGAGGTTCTGGGTGCATTGGTTTTCGAATAGTTTGTGATTAATCAATCAGTAATCAGTTATCAGTAATCAAGATTTAATCTATCAACAGGAGATGTTATGCTATCATTTGAAGAGTTTCAGAACCAGGTCTTAAAAGTATTTAAATGCACCAAAGAAGAATGTGAGTTTTGGGATTCTTCTTATTATTTCTCGGCATTAATTAATTACACCAATGGCCATTATTTATTCTTTAGAGTCAGATATGTAACAAACCCTGAAAACTGTAATTATGGTCGTTGGATCGTTATAAAAGAATACGACAAAGCTTACAGAAACATTTCAGATTCTTTGATGCAAGCAATAAAAGTTGTTGCACAAAAAACAGAAGAAAGCATCAAGGAAGAAAATGCTATCTTTAAAAAAATAGAAGAGTAATTGGTTATCAGCTATCAGTAATCAAGATTTAATCTATCAACAGGAGATGTTATGCTATCATTTGAAGAGTTTCAGAACCAGGTCTTAAAAGTATTCGGTGCCTCTAAAAGAGAGTGTGATTTTTATAATTTCTCGTACGGTTTCGTTGCAGAAATTAGTTACACTAATTGCCAGTGGTTATTTTTTGCAGTCAAATATGTAACAGACCCTGAAAACTGTTACTATGGCCACTGGATTTGTGTTAAAAGATATGACAAGGCCTGTAAGTGTATTACTGAGTTATTGCCTCAAGCAATAGAAGTTCTTGCACAAAGAACAGAGGAAAGTATAAAAGAAGAAATTGCTGTTTTTAACCAATTAAAGAAGTAATTAGGGAGTAAAAAATGAGCCTCTGCCTATCATGCGCCCGTCGTAATGACCAAGATCCATGTATGGGTCAATTCTCTGACGGGCATTACTATTGGGGAACTCCAGTAGTTCGGTCCGAATTGGAGAAGGTACCTCCTTGGGTATGGGATAAAGAAGTATATTCTGTTAAGGAGTGCAGCAGATGGGAAGAAAACCCTTAAGTGCCTTAATAATATGTGCAATAATGGCACTCGGCGTAGCTGCATTCGCTGGCGTAGGATCTAACTTATCGAAGGCCTCGCCTTCCATATGTAGCGCTAATAATGACAAGGTAGTAGATAGAGTTAAGGTAATCACATCCACCGATCCCCTACTTGCCTCTAATAGGAGAGGCTGTTATGTATATATACCCTTAGATGGGCCCCCGCCTGAGATAGGCGAGCGGTTAAATATACAAGGGAGAGTAGTGAATGGTGAGTTTAAGGGCACCTATAACCGTACTTATCTAGACTATGATAGTGATAGCAACCCTAGGCTTAAGAAGCGGTTCCTCAGAATAGAGGAGCCCTTACAAGAGACCGAACCTGATTCTGGTTACTATCTGTTAGGTAACCTCAGCCTACGCGTCGATGCGCTCGACGTGCGGGCCATCAATTATGCGTTACGACACGGCGGTGTCGTATACGCCATCATCGAATGGGACCAAGGTGTAGTGTATAGTATGACCTTCGTTAACGAGACCGAGTTCAATGAGGCCATAAAACGTGCTAGATACACTACTCGCCCTTATACTAGGGAGAAGGCCCCCGCCCATACCAGTGGAGCTATGTGATATAAGGCGCTATAATGGCGCCCACGTGACAACCAGAGCCTGGGTTAAGAGCACTACATACTCTAACCCTACCCTACCCAATCATGCCTACGTCCTCCTATACGAGGATGCGGGCACTAGCAGGTGCAGTTTACTTATCCTGGCTAGGAGAATACGCAGCGGTAGGTTTATAGAAGTAACGGGTAACGTTAGTAACGGCACGTTAATTAACGTTACCTTTAAAACATTACCTTAGGGTAAGTCACATGACAATCGTATTGGGGGCACTGGCCCTCATAGTATCTCTGATACCATATCTGAGTATCGAGATTCTGTTGATGGCGCTTATGCCGCTTATTAGCGGCGATAACGCAATGGGCGTATTAGCTATAGTGATAATTGGAACTATAACCAGTGAGGCCCGCATGAGTAGCCCGGCCTTTACTGGTATGAGGGTAGTTACCGCCACTAGCGGGTACGACGCATCGGCTTCGCTGTTAATACGCATCACCAGCCTAATTGGTGGTATAGTAGCCAGTCTAGGCATAATAGTGATGGACCAATACCTCGGTGTATCTCATATGTGGATAACGCCATTAATGATGGCCATCTTCATATTAGTGCAGTGTTGGGGCCGGCCTAGGCTAATAGGTCTAGCCGTTATAACGGCTATCTTCCTATGGCTGCTACATAGTCAGCCCCACGCTACTACCATCCTAGGTATGGGGGGCTACGTTATGGCCAGCCTAATACGCCCCGCTAGACGTAAGACTGAGGACTGTGAGACCAGCAATGCGCTGGGAATCGCTATGTCACTAGGACCATTCTTCGCTATTGGGTTACCTGTAGCTGCAGCCGCCCCTGATGGTAAGACTGAATCCTACCTCGAGGCCGTTGTGCGGGGCATATCATTGGGACTAGTCATGTTAGGTAATAGTAGTGGGCGAGATGCCATGAGTTCCTATCTGGCCCTAACGGATGTAGATCAGTTGAATTGGCCCGCCTTCGTCGGCGTAGTAGTGTTACTGACACCCCTATTCTTATCAGCCTATTGGCTGACCATCTGGATGATAAGGAGCCCTATGTGGCAACGCTGGTTACACGCCGGCCCCACTCGCCTTATCAATCTAGGTGTAACGGCGGCCGCGCTGGTCGTGTTGATGGCATCGACTCACGTTAGTATTCTATTCCTACCGGGGGCCGTATGTCTAGGACTGATGTATATGGTAGAGGAGATATCAGGGATAGATAAGATGCTACCCTTCCCCATACTAATAGTCGTCAGTTATATAAGCCAATGGGTCTCCTAGTGTGGTACTAGGCCCCAGTGGGGCACTAGGGGACATCGACTGCGGCCTAATCGGCGGCACTGGGTGTACCCATCCATTAACTACATACGCCGGAGAGCTATATGAAGCCTATAGAGTTAGATGCGCGTCACGTAGCGTATCTATCACTGTTCATGTTCATGATGGCAGTGCTGGTCATCACACATAGTGTAGCAATACTAGTAATCGTAGCATTCCTGGCCCGCGCGCTCTATCTATCGAGCTCCAAGCGGAGCAATGCGCGTATCATACTATCACCTAATGGTGTAGAGAGTCGAGTAGGCGGGAAGAGCTACTGGAAGATAGGGGAGGTAGGAAATGTCTAGCTACCCCATTCATCTATATAGTCTAGCCATTAAGCCGCGATATAGAGGACTAGTAGTTCTCGTATCCAAGGCATGTCTAGAGATGAAGAAGGCCCCCGCAGGGGGGGACCAGCCGTCAAGTATGGCCATACTACGGAGCCCGCCGCGGGGAAGAGTGGCCGCATCATTAAGAGACCCCAGGTCCCGCCTTATCAATTAACCAACTAACCGAGGTGTATTATGAAACTCAAGATCAAATTAACTCGTAAAACATCAAACAAGCAGGTCACCTTTACCTTCACCGAAAAGGGCAACGCGGTGCTAACCGGCACCTGTGTGGGGGCCTCTGACTATCATTTGAAGCTAGCAAACGGTGGTTCTGTCGACGCTAGTGATCTAGCCGTCGGGCTAACTGTCAATGTAGTATTCTCTTCGCGCGATGCTCAGAGTGCAGTCGAGAGTATAGCCTCGGCCTATGAGGAATATGGAAACGGTAGCCCATTTATCACGATGGTGATTGAATGTAAGACCAAGAAGCCTACGGCTGAAGGTAACCTCATAATCATGATGGCAGACATCACATCAGTTAATTATGAGGCGATGAATGATGATACCCTCGTGACCGAGGATGAGTTAGATATGCTCTTCCAGAAGGGGGCAGGAACTAAGGGAGCAAGTGGAGCAGCGCGTGAAGCAAGTGTTCCTACTTCAGGTGCTCCCAACTGTTTCAACCGTAAGGTAACTCTCCAAGAGAGACACTAATAGAGAGCTAGAGTATAAATTACACGGCTCGCCGAGGGGAAGAGTGACCCTCTACTAGGTAGAGGGTCACCCCATCAAATAATTAAGCAGGACTGCCATGAAACCAAGAATGAAACTAAGAATCAAATTAACCCGTTCGAGTGAAACCAAACAAGTTACATTTACGACTAACCGCAGCGGCAACGCCGTATTAACTGGAACTTGCGTTGGAGCACAAGACTATTACTTGGAGTTAGCAGACGGCCGTTCTATTGATATCAGTGAGCTGGCCATTGGTATGATTGTCAACCTAGTGTTCCCGCATAGCAATTATATAGCCAAGAGCGTAGCTGATGGCTACAAGATGTATGGAAATGATAACCCATTCATCACGATGGTGATTGAATGTAAAATCAAAGAACCCACGGCTGAGGATAATATCATAATCATGGAGGACGACATTGACTCCGTTTATTATGAGGCCTGTAGTAGTGATGACACCCTCATTCACGAGGGAGATATAAATGTGCTCTTCCAAAAGGTGACCATGTAACTCACCAGTGTTAATAGAGAGCTAGAGTAGCCTAGCTATAAATTACACGGCCCGCGGCTACTAGCGGGCCAACCCCGCTCATACCAGAGGGCGCGTAATACATTGAAACTAAATACAGCACTAGAGGTAATAGCAGAATGGTTAGAGGAGTATGGCCCGGCCCATCTCCCCATTCTAATGCGATACGCCTTACTAGAGAGATACACATTAACGAAGGCCCGAGAGATGGGCCACGATATTAATATATGTACAACAGCGTTCAAGAGCCTATGGATAGAGGCCAATGATGAGGAGGTGCAGATCGCGATATTACTGGGGAGGTATCTAGAGGGAGGAGGAAGAGTAGAATACTTCCGAGAGAGGCCCGAGTTAGTAGAAGCGATGGGCTACTTCATGGCCCTAGGAGACCACGAGTTTTACAGAGAACTAGACAATAAGATAATAAATGCGGCTAGAGAGAGAGCCACGCGGGCAAGCAGTACTAGACTAAACAAATCATATGCAAATTAAATACACAATACGAGCAAAGGATGGTAGGTACCTCTCTCCCATTACTAGAGAGGAAGCAGAGGAGTTACTAAAGAGCGGTCTAATTAAGAAGGATAGCGAGGACGGGTACATAATGGTAGCAGACAGCGCGTTTGCCGTCAGTCAATACGTGATATATGATTGCCAGCACTTATGTGATGATTTAATAAATAATAATAAGACAACAGCTACCGCCGAACAGCCCCGCTCCTTATAAGTAAACAGCCCCTATAAGGGATAGAGCCGAGAGGTAGAGGGGCCCGTCGTAATTGTGAGTACAGCCTCATAGCAACAGCGTCACACGTAAGCAGCCTGCTCCCTCCTGAAGATATCAAGTAGGGGATCGATAGTAGATCTAAGGCCAGCCATGAGATGACGAGCTGCATTAGTAGGTAGGCCCCGCCACCAGCGCTGCACCTTCTCCTGAGCCCAATCGAGGCCCAACCGCGTCATAGTGCACTGTAGTGTGCGCTCAAGCAGGCGGGTGAACTGAGCGAGGGGGCGTATATCACCACTATCGGTACCGTAGTGTGCTACCCACTGAGAGGGGTCAGCGATAACCTCAGGATTCTGAGTAGCGTGGGCCAGGAGCTTATTCTCGATGGGGCTCACGTACCAGAGATTACTATAGTCGTTATTAGAGGTATCACCATCGAGGTGATGTACCTCCATGAGGCCCGCGCGGCAGACCTCACCGCGGCGTTCTCGTCTCCAACCAGCGGCGGGCCGCCTATCAATGTAGAGCACTATCTGGTGAACATATACCAACTCCTTACGGACGTTAGTGCAGTGGAACGCGAAGAAGCGACACTGCTCGAGATAGTCGAATAGCCGCTTATTCTCCTTAGCGAGAACGTACTGGTAGCCACTGGCATTGGTACGAATAGTGGCAGCCGCGAGATAACGGCGGGCCCCGCCTAGCATAATATACATGGCGTGATAAGATGGACGAGGTTCGAATCCGCTACTTGAATATTTTGTTTCCATATGTTATACTGGGGGTATTCCTTCCTTTTTTACTACTGTGTTGCCGGGAGCCCCCACGATGGGCCCCCGGCATTTTCTTATCTCTGGGTCCCCCCTCCATCGGAGGCCGGGATCGAGAGATAAGAAAATGCCCTACAGATGCATATCCCCCCTCCATCGGAGGCCGGGACGCCATCTATAGGGCATTTGATTATCCGTTGATCGCGGGTCCCCCCCTCCATCGGAGGCCGGGGTCGCAATCTAGGGATAGGTTCAACCTACTGGCCAGATATTCAGTAGGTCTAGATCATGCTCACTGACCAGATATTCAGTGAGCACTAGCATATCTATATTATACATCGAAATTATCGTCGTGGCAATAATGCCGATGTACTAATTAGCGAGGAAGGCCCGGGCTCTAGGAACCCTCGATGGCCATAGGTGGTGCTATCTGGGCGCCGGCCGCATCTCTGTGAAGGGGGGTGATGTATTAGGCTAATTTTGTGGATATGCTAGCAAGATGGGCCTAAATAGTCTAGCGGCCGCACCTCTATAATCCAATACATCCATTATACCACGCCCCTGCAGTGGTGTCAACCCCAACATTGAGGATACAGTCAACTAACATAAGGCCCGCGGTATAACGGTACGCGGCCGGTGTAGCTCAGTATTGAGGCCATACTGTCACGATGGTGGGCTCTACTACGGTATAAGGAACCAGTGTATAAGCTCAGCTACTGTTATATACCAATGCATATGGGGCCCGCGATGTTATAACACAGTGGGCCCTGCGGTAGAGGGGGGCCCGCTCTATAATCAGGCGGCCCCTTCCCTCCTCGTGGACTATCAATATAAGGAAGACAAGGACATGACGACTGAACTATGTTGATCGTGTAGGTATTACCGCCACCCCTTCCGTGGTGGCCCCCTCCTTATAACAGCCCCCTTATAACCACTCTCATAAGGGCGAGGGGCAGAGCAGGTATAGAACAGGGACTATCCGCGAGCCCCAATTAGAATAATGGACACAATAGTGCCATACGATAGTCTAGGCGGCCAAATGATAGTATAATAGTGCCAATATAATAGAACAGCCAATGAATAATGAGAGTAATGATATAAATTACGCTAAGGCGCGACTAGATGCACACAGCATACCCTGGGCGCCTATCAGCGATGAGTGCCTTCGTATCACAGTAGGAGAGCGCTCCTACTACTACTACCTGCGCCGGGGGAGGTGGCGGGCCAGAGGAAGCAATAGGGAGTATAATACACACTCTATCGACCACCTAATAAAGTTCCTCTCCAGGATCCCTTAATTAACTAACGGCCCACCACAGGCCCACAACAGCTAATCAGAGGGACCCATCCTAGAGTTTCAATCCCTAGTAGGGATTAAGTTAGCTGTTGTGGGCCTGTGGTGGGCCCCCCCGATAACGTAAGGGGGCCAATAATTTATTGGTTACAGCGTCTAATAAATAGCTTCACCCGATTGGGGGAATCGCCAAGGGCGGTTTATATGTCATCCTGAGGAGAGGATAGGCCTAACTCCCTTACGGGAGTCCCTCCCCCCAGTCGGTCGCTGCTCCGTGGCTCTCATTACCTGCGTGCGCTGCCCCCTCCCGCCTGCAAGGGGTCATCCCCTCCGCCCCGTGTGGGGCTACATACCTATCGGTATGCCGTTTGACTTACCTACCATCATCACCTTATCGATGGCAGGTGGGTGTCGGGTACCCAGGTGGTAGTGAGGCAGTCCTGGCCTCATTCCCTTCGTGCTCTCGTGAGTTAGGGGCACGGCGTACGCAGTATAAAGCTTCGCCTTACGTCTGCAGATGTGTTATACACATGCGTGTATTATAGCACAGGGCCCCCGCCCTGTCAATACCCTATTAATTAAAGTGGATGAGCCCATGAATAATGAAAACTTCCCTGAGTTTGATCACGCTAAGGAGTGCCTAGATAAACACGGCATTAAATGGTCCTCTGTTGGTAATGGGTCCCTACTGATTAACGTTAAGGGCCGCTTCTACTACTACTATCCGACGCGTAACCGCTGGCGGGCCAAGGGCTCGAATAAAGAATATAGTATCCGTTCCATTGATTATCTAGTAGAGCTTCTAAGTAATGATTAACCTGAGCATAAACAACATAGATATCAAGGCGCGCCACATTAACTCAGTACTGTGTAGGACTTACTGTGGGCCCAGCTAATTACAGTAACAGGGCCTTCTACTATCGTGTAGAAGACGCACAGCTGCTATGCGCGGGCCAGACTGATTTCACTGTGGAAGCGTAGCGCTGAGCTACGTAATGGATACCAGTGTAGAAGCATACGGTGAGTTCGAGCCTAGCGCAGTTGTGATTGGTTCGAGAACGATAAGATTAAGGTCAATAGCGTGATAAGCTACCGTATAGAGTTAGACTGCGGGCCCGCACTATCCATGGCCCTCGAGCAAGTAATAACTCAACATGAGGGGCGATAAACCCGCGGGCCCCTAACCCGTAGTAGTGGCCTTAGCACGAGCGGGGCCCCCCATAGAAGCACCTACTGAATAATAGACTATGAGACCATAGCTACGGTTTCCCAATAAGCAGAATTGGCCGATTGGTATAGGCACCGTCCTCATAAGACGGCTCAAAGTGGTTCGATTCCGCTATTCTGCATACAGCGTTAGAGCAAAACCCACAACGTTATATAAGTTAAACCTATGAGTCACTATCAAAGTGCCATTCTACTCCCTGAGGCAAACCTATTAACTATTGATTGTAGTCTATGCTAGCGCTACTTAGTATAGAGTATAGTATTGTATATCGATAAGTTATACTTATCAATTAACCACAGCTTCTCTCACCTCAAATAAATATGCCCATAACATACAGTTAGAATATGTAACAATTTAAACAATAAAAATGGGGTTTTTAATACAGCGTTGAAAATACGGCAAATATCGCCATATTCTAGCTATATTTAAACATATATTAAGCTATCAAATGCGAGCGAAACCTAGGCAGAGGGATAGACAAGAGTGTGTAGCCACTCAATTATTAAGGAGATATAGGCATGTCAAAAACAGTATTAGCTTTATATGTGACCCTTACCGTGTTCATAGTGATTCTAATGTATCTAATGATATCAATCATACCTGCTGGAGGGGCCGCCAGCGATACATGTAGTAGAGTGTGTAGCCACTCAATTATTAAGGATATACAAGCATGTCAATAACAGTAATAGCGTTCTTTATCGTGTACATAGTATTCCTGATGTATCTAATTCCTAGAGTAGGGCCCCGCGTTAAGTGGGGCCTTGTCGCGTTAATATGCGTCATAGCGTTGGTATGGATATCGATCATGTCTAATGGAGGGCCCGCCAGTGATACATGTAGTAGAATGTTACACTACTCTACATCCAGGCTATAACACAAGGCCCGCGCCATAATAAGGATAAGTGGAATAGTGTAACCGACTCCACTATCCTGCATACAGTAAACCTTATCAAGAATTAAGCTCAGGAGGAAGATAGTGATTTTATTGCTTTCGCGGATTGGTGGATTAATCTTCTTTGTAATTCTGCTTCACAGGCTGTTACATCACTTCTATGTAGCGGCGTGGGACAAGAATACAGATAGATTGATAAGAAAGGGTAAGTAACGGCATACTAGATATAACGCGGCCCCCTCAGTTAGGGCCGATAACGTGGCCCCCGGGGCTGCACCCCAAGCAGGATTGGCCGATAGGTGGAGGCACCGTCCTCATAAGACGGCTTAGAGCGGTTCGATTCCGCTATCCTGCATTCAGAACTAATATAGGCCCCCCTATTAGGAATACCATAATACTAAGGAGAGCTATGAAAGTATTAACCTCTTACGTTTTATATCCATCGCCAGACGAGCATATCAACATTAATAGGTACGCGTGCTTCACGAAGCACATCATCAGCGTAGAGATTGATATAGTAACGTGGCCTAATAATGAGGCCCGCAGTATTCAGCGGATGAGACGCCTGTTTAAAGGTCTGAAGCTACAATATACAGAACACGATAATGGATTTGACATCAAAGTACATAAGTTAACGTTTACCAATGGCCCCACAACACTAATAGTGCCAACAAAGTATACGAATAAACTACTACAGTAATTAGGGCGTAGTATATCACGAGGGGCCCCCCTATTAGAGATACCCTAAAGCTTAAGTAGAAGAAAAACAGGAGAAATCATGACAATTCAGTTTTTTTGGAACAACAAATTCATCTCGAAGCATAAAACTAAAGAAGAAGCTTTTAAACAAGCATTAAGTTTTATGAAAGATCAAAACTTTGGATTTTGGGAAAAATACTCATGCTCTTTTCTAGATACAACTGATCAAGAATCAGAATCGAGGCTTTATAAAAAATTCGATGATTGGATTTGGGACAATTGGGATAGTTGCATAATCTAACTCTCACGGGTTAGGAATGCAGGATATATTAGAGTTAATCGCACAAAGAACTCCTATTAGGAATTGAAACTATGTACTATAGTCGTAGTCGCGTGCGCTTTATCTAATCCTTATTAGGGATACCCTGAAGCTTAAGTAGGGGAAAAGCAATCAATATGTACGGCATCGACAATGATCGCCCAGATATTCAGCGAGCTTATTGGCTAAGTGAAGGGCAAAAAACCGATAATTATTACGATAAGATGCGTATAAATGTTCCCATTGCATCTTACGCTGAGAATGCAGAAGGAGCAACTAAATTATGCGACTTAGTGATTAATTTAGTAAAACACCACGGATGTGGTCGTCAATTAATATCTAAAGAAAACTTGTTTTTAGATGTTAATTGGGATGAAATAGAAGAGTATATTGCTTTACAAGTAATCACTCCCAAAGGGTGGGATCACCCTTTGACTAATTCTGAAGATATTGTCGTAACACATAAGGAGGACTATTGTATGTGCGATATATCTGTAGAATTATTTGATCGTGATTCTTAATTTAATCAGCGTAGAGATTGATACGGTGATGTGGCCCAATAATGGGGCCCGCAGTGTCCAGCTGATGAGATACCTATTCGACACACTGAAGCTACAGTATACAGAACACGAGGATGGGTTTATGATCAGGTTGCATAAGTTAGTATATACTGATGGCTCTACGGTACTAATAGTGCCAACGGCATATACAGATAAACTACTACGTTAATCAGAGGCGTGTATACAGCGTAGCGTAATCAGCATAGTGTAGTATATCACAAGGGGCCCGCCTCACTCTCATCTACATACAGCTCTAATAGACTACATCTATTATCAATTACCTCCCCGCTAACAGGGAGGTATATAAATAGCTAATCAGCTCCATAAGCGAGGTAGCATCTCCTTGCACTTATGTATATACCAGTGGCCTTCAGGAGGAGTGTTATCTAATGCTTCCTGGAATAACATATCGCGCACCCCTTGTACAGTCATAAATGAAACAGGCTCGTGCAATAAACGTTGTGCTTGAGGGGTAATGCTGGGCCCCACAAATATGAACTCAACTGGTGTATCAAAATGATTATTGGCTAGTTCTATATAACCCTTATCAGCTATAGTAGATACTACGTCCTCTACGCCAATAGGGTTAATCTTAATCTCAATGACCTGTGTCTTACCATTGCTAGAACGGCATAAGTCAAAGCGGCGAGTGCGGGCCCGACTCTCTAGTGTGTTGATTATTGTTAACTCTCTAGTGAAAGGGTTAGTAGTATAACTAGCTAATAATACTAGATCCATCTGTAACTCAAGCTCAGAGTTATAGGTGGGGCTCAATGTCTCTACGTTACGTATAGGTGCAGCTTGTGGTGCAGGTGCTGTCTTAGTTCCCTCTACACGAGAGAGAGCGGGGCCCAACCTAATATTATTATGGAGGGCTATACGCCCATAAGCCGCTGTCCAATTACATACCCATAAGTGATTATTATAGTAATTGACATCGTAATAAGTACATAGTGCTCTTTGAAATGGTTTAATAGCTAAGGCATCTAATTTAATCAAACGTGGTTTAGGTAGGCCAGGTCTATCTGCCCAGGTGCGTACAATAGGGTTAAATAAGTTCCTGACATTGCTAGTCGACATCTTGAGTCTTTGCGCTATTTCAGGCATTAAGAAGTAAGCATCTTTACCGTCTCTATCAGGTACCCAGGTGAGTTGGTATTCATCAACCCAATGAACTAATTGGTCTAGTATGGGGCCCGCGCAATTAGGGTACTCCTTAAGAATGGCCGTAGATAAATCTGGTAGTGCAGCTGGCATATTTGAATCCTAAAGTAATTATTCTAATAATAGCATACAACCATTAATAGCACACAAATTGACTTGTGCGCTATTAATTAAACAAATAGTTACTCTACGATCTTTCTATGCGGCTGTATGATTGGCATTTATTATACTAAGCATTTTATCTGCTTCTAGAATATCACTCTGCTGCTCACTGTTTGGAAGCATGTGATAATTAGTATTCATCTGTCTGGCCCACCTCTTTACCAGTGATGCAGGTATCGTTACAGAGCCGTCACTATTTACTATAGATTTTGAAAAGAGATAGCGCATCTACCTTGACCAAGCTTCGTGGGCATATTCTGCAAGTTTTTCTCTGAGCACAAATAATCTCCAAAGATTAAATCAATTAATAATCTACAAATAATTATAATAGCACACAAGCTAACTTGTGTGCTATTAGTATATCGCTGTTAGTATCAATGCGCTACTAGTCTCCTAATCCAGTGTACGCTTCTCTTTATGCTTTATCAAGCTCATCAGTTAATAATTTAATATGAGACTTTAACTCATACACTTCATCTTCTAAAGCTTTAATTCTCTCCACTTCAGTCATATTGGCGACTACGACACTGCCATTAGAATCAGAAACAACATAAGCTTTTAGCGACATAATTACCTCTTGGCTTTACTATATTCTATCAAATTTAAATTAGTTTTAACTACAATAGTGAGCATCTATTATTTTCTTTACTACAAACTAAAGAAAATCAAGACAGCGCCATACAAATGTACTGTTCTTTTAAAAAAAGGACAACTTTAAAAATAACCACCCTAGTTGCGCTGATTAATTATGAACATCATTCTTAATGTTATTTTATCTATTGTAGTACTCACAATACTTGTACTAATTGTTGCTTTTATTATGGTTTATACAATTAGTTTTTTTGATGGGTTTATTGAAGCTCTTGAAGATTTTGTCAATACTCGAAAAAATAAATAATATAATCCCTCTCTAGAATAATTCGCTGATACTCAAGAGAGGGACCATACGCTAAGTCAATTAATCAGTGGCAAGATTTTACCACTCTCTTAAGAGAGTAGAATAGCAATAAAGTCACTAGGTAGATTACAGATCTGAGCATACCCAGCCCATTGACTTTTATGCTCCAGCGCGATGTTAGGAGCGACCAGGCCCCAAACCATTGCAAAAGATTCTGGCCGTCCCAGACTTGCTTGAGATAGAGCTACTTGTAGACTCCCTGCAAGTAGTGGATTTAAAGGAACCAATTGTTGATAGAATTGGTTGAACTCGACATCTACTAACATTAGCCGGGCAAATTCTACCCAATCAGGAATAGGAAGGGAAGGAGGGATTAGTTCTAATACAAACTCGGCCCCATTCCAGCCCAATTGATAGATAGTTGGATCATAGTCTGGCACTTCAACTGGAAGGTAGCCAGCATCGGCTATCTCTTCAGCGGTGTAATTTCCCCCAGTACGAGTGAACCCGTTACTGAGAATAATTCTATCTGGTAGTTGTTGAGGGTATTGCCCTCGTAAAGAATAAAGAATCATAATTACTCCATATAAGTGTCGGTTTCAGGATTAAAGTTTGTTAGATACCTAGCAACTTTAGTCACTCTAAAATTGTCGATATTGCCGCCCCAGCAAAGACTGGATGAATATACTCCAATATTATAAAAGGTTTGAAGATAGTTAGTGCTATTAATGGCTTGATTGATTAAGGTTCCATTTAAATATAATTTTGCTTGACTAGTTCCAGTACCCTCGCGAACATAAGCAAGGTGGAACCAACTATTAAGGGGGACTGAAGCTATATTGGAACTACCCGCCACTCTTAAGTAATTACTAATAGCAGATAAAATAACAGTAAAAATGCTATCACTTGTCCCAAGCGATATAATTCCATTATTAGAGCGAGATGTAGCGGCAAATAACCACATCTCAATAGTAAAATTCCCAGTTCCCAATGCTAGGTTGGGATGGGTGACACTTAAATACCCGTTTGTGCCAGGAAATAAGCCAGAAGCAGACCCATATTTAGATTGAGTGGTACTCGTTACTACACCCGTGGTTCCCAGTCGCGAAACTGGTAGTAACAGTGGACCACTGTCAGCAAACACGGTTCCATTATTTAGTCCCTCAAACCTAAGATCGCAAACAACATTATTAATAAAAGGATCACTGGATTGAATCCAAAGATTCCGTCTTTGTCGATTGTAAACGTCAAGAACACTCCAATTCCCCGGTCTATTGGCTCCATCCCAAAGGGGTTGAGAGCCCATGAAGCCACCTTCACGTGTCATGGCATAAACTCCGAACAACCTATTAACATATCTATTACATTAGGGGCAGAAGCTGAAGCCCTTAACTTCTGATTCGGCTTGATGATAATAGGGCTAGAAATAGGAACAAAACTGGACCCAACTGGGATAGGTATCGTAAAGCTAATGAAGCACAAAGTCACGTTTTCGCTATTAGTTAAAACCAGATTTAAGTCGGTTGCCGTCGACGCCCTATTACAACAAAGAATTGAGAAGACAGATACGACTGATACGCCGCTAGGAGGGACGTACACATCCTGAAAGGATGTCGTCAGTCCTGAAAAAGTAGCGTTATTTAGTGCCATTTATTATCCTAATCCTATAGCTAGGAGGTACTCGTAAGTAGCCAGAGAGGTAATTTCAGAGCCGCTGCCGCCCCCACCCTCCTGATTTATAGGATAAGCCACGCTTCCCGTAGCATCGGCGACATAAATCATGATTCCACTCCCTACTCTGACAAAATAAACGGCATTAGGCGTTAAAGTAAGGGGGAGGCCTCCTAATACTTTTTCAGAGTGAAAAACTACCATGCAATCGTTCCCTCCCATGCAGTCTTAGGCAAGGCATTATTATAGGTAAAAAGTCCGTCAGCATTTTCTCCTATTTTATTAAGTTGGCTCAAATTCCCATTGTGAACGTGGCTATTAGATACTGCCGTATCGATAGCACTAGGAGAGCTAATAGGCCTTCCCTGAATATTAGCCCACTGAAGAATTAGATCGAGTGATTCCGCTTCACTTATTTTAATCCAAGAAGTTGTAGAAAATCGATAGATATAAGTGGCTGCGCCGCTTGCCACAGTGGCATCGCCAGTTGCGTCTAGTACCAGAACCTGAGTATTCTCAGTTGGAGATAGGGCATTTCTAGCTGCTATATTAGCTACAATCGGCATTTCGCCAGCTAATCCAGAAATTGAAGCATCGATTAAAGACTGAATATCGGTGTCTGTCAGTAGTCGCTTTAGAGCAGTCCCAGAAGTATTGCTTACATATATTTCAATATAGTTCGGTTTGCCCTGAGGCGCAACAAAAAACACAGCGTTACCCTCGCAGGGTAGCGATGGGACTGCAGTTAATTTAGAGGGCTTAAAAGTTGTACTCATATTTTTACCAGTCTGTAACAATCCATTGTTGTTTTAGGCTATCGAGCCATTCTTGCTCCGTGCCAATAAAACTATTGTCCAGGGCTACTTGATAAGCGGATAGCCCAATAGGGCCTTGCAGTTGTCCGCCATTAATCCACGCTATACCCGACCAAGTGTAAAGAATACCTTGAATTAAATAACCATGTCCTATAGAGGGGTTAGTAGGCAGATCGCCTATAGAATTAAGATTACCTTTAATTAATAGAGGCGGACCAGGCGGGCCAGGAAATCCAGGAGGAATATCTTTAAGCACTAACGCACTTAGACGCTGTTCTCCCTGAAGACTACCTATCTTGTCGCGTATACCAATAGCACTGGCAGCCTCTGATAGATTACCTCCACCTATGGTGATGAGGTCGCTGGGCGTATCCGTTATTATTAAACTGGTCTGACCCGAATCCGGGATTACTAGAGTAATTGGTGGGCTCATGAGAGACATCGTTGATTATAATTTACACATACAGGATTAGGCAGGCACTAGGCAGGCATGCACTAACTAAAACTATGCGTGGCTAGTTTTATAGCAAAGGCTATTCACACAAAACACAGTCATAATATGGCTGACGTTCTAGATTACATCACTATCTATGTTTCATAGCTAGTTATAATTCCTGCGGAAGGTTTATCTTGTGGCATCCACGACACACTCTACAGCGTGACGGCTTTAGTTGATTTGTCTCTAGAGTTGCCGACAACGAAAGAGATATGCAATGTTTACAAAAACAATAACGCCCATTTCAGCGTAGAGGTTATAAAGGTGGCTATCACTTTTACAGCATTTGGTAACAAGCAATTAAGTCAAAACGGGAAATTATTCCCGTTTTATGTTAACACTAGCATTAACAAAGATTATGAACATATACAAAAGATTGGGCGCAAAAACGGTATCTTTGGTTAATATGTGGAACGCAAAACCTCCGTTTATCGGGGAAGACGGTAATCCCTGTGAAGAAACTGTAAAATGGGCATTAAACAAACAAGGTTTTGTCGATACAGATAATATTAAGTTTGATTCTTGCTGTTATTTAAAAGATGCCTGGACGGATTCTGTTGTCGCTGTCGTTCCTGCTACAGCTACTAGAAATGAAGAAACGATCTACTTGCATCCTAGTCTTAGCGGTATCTTAGGGGAGTTTTACGCTGAATGTTGCCGGGTCGATAGTCAAGAAATTATTATCGGACCATATCAACCACATCAAATAGAAAAAGCTTTTGATGACTGCATAAAAAAAGCGCAAGATGTACTTGAGTACATCAAAAGTAAGTGTATTTATACCAAAGGTGCTAATCTTGATAAAAGATTTACTTTTTTACATGATGATGGCTGGTATTGCGATGGTATAAAAGTTGTTTTTTTGCCTGTTAGTTTTAATTGTCTTCCAGCAATTAAAGGATTTTTCTATTTACCTCAAGAGTGATTTGTAACCTTATGATCTTAATTATCTCTCTTAGAACAGAAGATTTTAAAACTTTAAAATCTTCTGTCTTAAATCTTGTTAAGTTACAAGATTACTCTCTATCAGGCATACCGCTGACAAGAATAGCTTTAATCTGTGATAAGCATCCTAAGATAATCAAAAAGCAAGGGATTAACAGAAATAATTCTCTCAAATAGTTGATATTTCTGGGAGAATATCGTAAGACAGGATCAAGTAAACAAACACACAAGAGGTAACAAAACATGACTTCTATTAATTTTTACGAAAGAACGGCGCTTATCAAGCGTATCGAAAACAATCTCAATAAAATTAACCAAAGATATTTTGAGGGAGGCCACGTGATATTATCAGTGACTGATAACGGTGATTACCTCACTGTCAAAAAACAAGGTGTTTACTTAGCAGATTATGACACTCAAAAGCTTTTTGACGCTCTAGAAGATTTTATTGAAGAAGTTCGGGAGCTTCTTAGTTCTCCTTATGACCTATGGGACTATTTAGATTATTGCAAGTACACGCCAGAAGATCAAAACTCTGACAACTTAAGCAAATTAGTTGAGGAACTAGAAACAAAAAATGAAATTCTGGAGAAAAAAAATCAAGAATTAGAACAGAGCAAAGAATACAACGAAGCATGGATTGACAACTTAAAACAAAAGGTTCACGATTTAGAATCCTCAGTTTGGCTACTGCAACAGGAAAATAAGCGACTAAAAAATCAATTAGAGTTAGGAGTAAAAGTGATGATTAAAATTGAAATGGTAAAAATACCATCAAGTCAGGATCAAAAAATCAGTAGTTTTGCGATTGGGAAATATCCAATTACTCAGGCGCAATATGAAACAGTAATGGAAACCAATCCCTCTCGGTTTAAAAATAATCCACAAAATCCGGTAGAAAAGGTTAGTTGGGATGACGCTCAAGCCTTTTGTCAGAAATTAAGTCAAATAACTGGCAAAACCTATCGTCTACCAACGGAAGCGGAGTGGGAATATGCTTGTCGTGCAGGGACAACCACTCGCTATTATTTTGGTGATGATGCTAATCAGTTAGGAGATTACGCTTGGTATTACGACAATTCTCAGCAGACAACTCATCCTGTGGGCCAGAAAAAGCCCAATGCTTGGGGACTGTATGATATGAGTGGCAATGTCTGGGAGTGGTGCGAAGACGGCGTGAATCGGGGCGGTTCTTGGTACAGCAATCCTGATCTCTGCCGTTCCACTTACTGCTACTACGATAACTACAGCCTCTACGAACGCATCAGCGATTACGGTTTTCGGGTAGTCTGTGACAATTAGTCAATTATCAGCAGTAAAAACAATGATCATTCAACAAGTCACTTTTCTCGCTAAAGACTTTGACAATACTGAATATCAATTTAGT